AAGAACGAAATATCTGTGTATGCTTCGACACGATCTGGTTTTAAAGCCATGTTCACTCTCCCTTATTTAGTTTTTTACCTAGTCTATTGTAAACAAAATCAATTAAAGCGGCTCTTGTGTTCTCAACTTCATTAGCAGAATCTTCGCTACCAACACTAAGATCAACAGCCTCTTCGGTTTCTGCTGTTTCTAAAACAGCTTCAATACCATTATCATCTGAAGCTTGTTGTTTCATCTTCTTTGGATAAAGCTCATCTTCTTTACGCTTTTCTGTCATTGCAGCAGCAACAACTTCTGTAAAGCTAGCAAAAGCCTCATCATCAAGATTCTCAAACTTGTCAACTGTTGTTGTGGCAAGTTCAGTTGTGAAACCTGTTTCTAGTAAAGAAGCCATTCTCTTCATCTTCTTTTCTTTCTTCATCATTTCAGCTTCTTTATCTTTGTAAGCAGCAATGGCTTCTAGAGCTTCGTCTAATTCAGACTTTGTTTTCTTGAACATTTCTTCTTTCTTCATATTTTCTTCTTCATTGTTCTTTTTAGCAGCTTCGGTTGAAGCAACTAGTTCATCTAATGAAGATTGAACAGAAGCAAGAGATGCTTCTTTTTCTTGAATTGTTTTTTCTAATGAAGCAATTCTATCCTTTAGTTCGTTAGCTAATGAATAGGCTTCTTTGGTAGCAGAAGCGCAATCGGTAGCAGCTTCTACTTTGGCTTTTAGTTCAGCGATTTGTTGTTCTAGATTCATATCATTATTCTCCATATTATTGGGACAATCTGAAAATACACCGGCTTTTACAAAACCATTATTTTTTTCTTTATTAAGATTGAATATTATACTATCTGGGTTAGCTGGTTTGTCAACATAACCCTTACCAGAAAATGTGATTTGCCTTAAAACTCTACCAATCTTATAGTTATCATTTTCTCCTAATCCGCCATAAGCTCTAAGATATTTGGTTAAATGTGAGGTTTCCTCGTTCCTGGCAATAACTTTGTATTCTCCACTAGTTTTATCTTGAACGCCATAATCAAATCCCTTAAAATAACACTCCATACTAACATATTTTGTGCCATTTTCTATTTCTGCAATAAGTTTATCTGAGCGATCTTTAAGCTCAGGATTGCTAAAGCCCTTATAAATAACTGATCCTGTAAGGATATGGAATTTATCAGGAAGGTTGTCTGACGGGGTTGATTGGTCTATTAGTATACCATCCTCAGTAATTGGCCAATTAGATGTTATATGGCCAATAATAACTTCTTCATTATGATCAAGATTCGTGGGCTTATCTTCTGGAGTATTTCTAGCCTGCCAAACCTCTAATTTATCGAATATATCGTCGTTTTTATTCCAGCTAGAAGTAACAAGAATGGACTGAACATAGTATAGATCGCTATCGTCTATACCAGCTATTGCTTTATTGGCCTTTATTTTGGATGTGGTCTCGGTATCATTAACAGGTTCTGCTAAAGCAGCATATGAAACGCTAGCCGAAGCCTTAATTTTATCTTCTAAACCATCATTTATTTCATTTGGATAAATTATCATAGTATTCTCCTGTGCAATTATACACTATTTTCCACAAATACTAATGATTTGATTATTTTTAATTCATCGTTGGACAACACTCTATCTAAATCTGAACTTATAGCTTTGAGAGTTTGTTTATATGTATTATAAAATTGATTACTATTAATATCTAATGTTTGTAATTTATTTAATAATGACTCCTCTGATACTGTTTCGTATGGCTCTAAAGAAAATAGTAATTTGGTTTTTGTGGTATCTGCTTCAGAGTATTCGTCATTAGCTAAACTCCTCATATTTTTTTTGTTATAAAACTCTAAGAAATATGGATTCATAATTTCATTAATTTTATCTTGAGCTTCGTTTGCCCAAATTTGTAATGATGCTCCGGTTTGTGGAGTAAATCTTTTTGTTTGTCTCTGACCAGAATCTTTGCTATTTTTTGGTCTTCCCTGTCCAGGAACGCCTGTTGGTTTTGAGGGTGTCAACGCTTGTTTTTGAACCAAGGCATCATTCTTAGCATCCATAGCGCTCTTTTGTCCACCCTTTTTCTTTTCTAGTTCTAATCCAACTTCGCTAGGTGCTACAATACCAGTCTGTAATGAAATTTTACGAAGTTCGTTATTAATTTCTGGATTATAGAACGGTCCGGATTTTTGCACATAACTGTCGCTGTCTCTTTCTCTTTGTTCTCTTTTAACTCGTACTTTTTCCATCTCAGAATCAAATCCGAATGCGGTTTGAACAAGTTCATCGCTAATAATATTACGATCAGCAAGTTGAATTAATAAAGCCTTTTCTGCATCTTCATTACTAAGATCCATTCTATCGAATTCTATTTTAGCGGGAAATCTGAATCCCATAGCCTTTTGTACTGCTGCTATCTCTTGTTTCCAAAATGAAGCAAGAATTTTACGACCATATTGTAGTCTTTGAGTTAATGTTTTGAGACTAATAAAGTTATTAGTTGTACCAGCAGCACCAAATGTTCCAGTTAATGTTGGAGGAATACCTAGACCAGCATAAACACTATTTAAGTGAGGAGTATATTTACCCTCGCCAAGAAATTGATGCACATTAGTCTTACTTTCTATCAATTCAATATCTGGACCCCAAACAAGATCCATCGTGCCGCCGCCAACATTGTTTTGTAATATTTGGGCAAGCTTTGCTGTGGCAGCTTTAGTTGGAGCTACCTTATGTTCAAGACTACCTAGTTTAAATATACGAATATTGCTAATAGCTCCATCCAAAGCAGCCAAGTCTGCTAATTTAAGCTTCTCAATAATAAATATATCATCCATAATACTATATATCATTGGATAAGCCCATGTGGACCAATCATCTTTTTTATAATGGAAAACAGATGTTTTTTCGATATCTAAGACATATGGCTTTTTGATTTTTGCCGCTTCTATTACTGTGCTAGGTAATCCAGAAACAATTTTTTGTTCATATTCATTTTTTGGGCTATTGATAATTCTTCTTAAATTTGATGGAAGAGTAATAGCATAAATTTTTGAGCCAGAAAAAGAGGCTAGTGGTCCGCCAATCACATCCACATACGCAGGATCTATGAAAGTATATTTCCAGGGGATTTCTCTTTTTTCAACTTTTACTTCATCATCAGTAACTATTAAGTCAGCAGCAGCAACGCTTCTATATAATTTATCTGTAACCTTTAAACTTATCTTAGCAGTTTGTCTGTTTATAACCACATTACCAGTACGATAAAGATTGTTCAGAAATCTTTCACTACGCTCATAACCATTAACTTTTTCAAACCAATTCCTATAAAATCTTTGTATCCTTTTATTTGGATGTGACAATTTTATGCCCTGACAAGCAAAATCTCCCATGAGATCAATAACGTTTTTGACTAAACCAACTCTATGGTATATAGAATCGGCCGCTTTAATTATGCCTCGTAGCTTTTCTGGAACAGCTTCATCTGGTCTGAATTTGTCGTAGTCAGCCCTAGTTAGTCCTGGGCGGCCGCTAGTATTGCTATCTAAATTGGAGTAATCTGTTCTGTATCTTGCGCTTCCTGACGAATGATGCACAATATCAAATTCTGATAAAGCTTTGGACGCTTCATTTAAAGCCTTTTCTTTGCTATCTAAATCTTCTCCCCAAGCAACATATGCGTGTTCGTTCTCGATGGCCGCATTTTGTATAGCATCGCTTTTTGGATAATTTTTTGTCATAATTGTATCATAATAGTATTGTAATAGTATTAATTTAATTTACACCTATTTTTATCTATAAACTCCAAAAAAATTAGACTCGTTAGCTCCTGATACAAACCACTCCGGACCCTTATACATATCTCCGTCTTGTTTTGTCATTGTTTGTAAATTTCCTCCAACTATATCATAGCTTGGTCCAATTAAAATTCTACCCATTTGTCTAGCGAGCATATTAGCTATAACAAGAGAGCTATATCTGTCTTTGCGAAGTCTTCCTTTTTTACCATTTGGAAGTTTAAGTTCTGGGGTATCCCATCTATCTCTAGCGTTGGGACCAGTGCTAGTTTGTGTCATTACTATTGTGGTCAATTCATTTTTTAATTCTTCTAT